ATTAATATTATCAGCAGTATGTTTCAGAGCCAGTGGTGGTGCGTTTCATATGTTTGATTTATATTTTAGTTTTGCAGGTACACTAGGTTGGTTATGGGTAGGCATACTATGGCATGACAGAGCTCTAATGGTACTGAATACAAGTTTAGCAATGGTATTAATGATAGGAATTTTAAAAAGTTATGTCTAATGTATTTGTAGTAGGTAACGGTGAAAGCCGAAAAGATTACGATTTAAATAAATTAAAAGGCAAAGGTAGAATATATGGTTGTAATGGATTGTATAGAGATTTTACACCAGATGTATTAGTTGCTGTTGATCAAGGCATATGCCATGAAATATACAACAGTGGTTATTGTCAAGACAATGAGACATATTTAAGAGGTTGGACTAGATTGCCATCAATGTTATATGAGTCTGTTATAAATGCAGGTGCCTCAATAACTGCCGAAGAAATGGCTATAGTTAAAGAAAAGAAAATGATTAATGAAAACGAGAGAGGTGATTGTCAAGAGTTTGTAATGCATGGTTCTAATATATCAGGTGCAGTTAAGATATTAAAAGATAACAAAGACATAGAGTCTAAAAATGTAAATCATACTGCTGTAGATGTTAGTTGGTGTTCTATGAATAGTAAAGAACAATCTATTGACGATATAATGACGCCTAGAGATTGGGGTTTCGCTGCTGGTCCTACTGCTGGTGCAATTTCTATATTAAAAGAAAAACAACCAAAGGCAACAGACTTATACAATGACGCAGATAATAATGAACACACAATAAGTTTAGAAATGTTTATGATTGGCCATGACTTGGCTAGTAATGATGACAAGATTAATAGTATGTACAAAGATACCAAATACTATGGTCTAAAAGAACAACAACAAGTACCAACGGCCAACTGGATACAACAGTGGAAGTCTTTGATTATTAACAACCCTGGCGTGACCTTTTACAAGGTAAATCCAGAGGCAGATATGGGACATGACGCAATAAACAGACCTATCAAAGAGTGGGAAGGACTAAAGAACGTCTTTTATATAGACTATGCCACTATGGAAACACTAGCAGGCTAAAGGAGCATTGACATGGAGCTGTAAATATGATATATTATAAGCATGACTAAAAAGAGCAAAGATCAGAATATAGTTGTAAATGACTATGTAAGATATTATGATAACTCCGTTGATAACGGACATGACATATCTATTTTAAAAACAGATGGTAGCCAAATTAAAATTAAGATGAGGTGGCCAAAAGGTGAAGATAGATTAAATAAACCTGGTAGAGCTCATAATACAGTTATAAATAACTATGAATCCGATTAATACAGGATACACAAATATAATAATACGATAATATAAGGAGAATACGAATATGGATTTTGAAGCATTAAAATCATCATCAAGTGGCTTTGACAAATTAACTAAAGCACTTGAAACAAACCTCAATCCTGAGGATCAATCAAACAAAAACAAATACCAAGACGACAGACTTTGGAAACCAGAGTTAGACAAAACAGGAAATGGTTACGCTGTAATCAGATTTCTACCTGCCAAAGAGGGAGAAGATTTACCTTGGCAAAGAGTTTGGTCTCATGCCTTTCAAGACAAAGGTGGTTGGTATATTGAAAACTCATTAACAACAATGTCTCAAAAAGATCCTGTGTCCGAAGAAAACACAAGATTGTGGAACACTGGTGTTGATAGTGATAAAGAAATTGCTAGAAAAAGAAAAAGAAAACTTTCTTATTTTGCAAATATTCTTGTAGTGTCAGACCCAAAACACCCAGAGAACGAAGGCCAAGTTAAGTTGTTCAAGTTTGGTAAGAAAATCTTTGATAAGATTACCGAAGCAATGCAACCGGCTTTTGAAGACGAGAGTCCAATTAACCCATTTGATTTTTGGAAAGGTGCAAACTTTAAACTAAAGATCAGAAAAGTTGATGGCTATTGGAACTATGACAAGTCTGAATTTGAGGCAGTAACAACAGTTGCTGACAGTGATGACAAGATCAAAGCGATCTGGTTAAAACAATATCCTCTAAAACCATTCTTGGCACCAGATAATTTCAAGTCCTATGATGAACTCAAAGAGAAACTGAATAGGGTTATATCCGGTACAAGAAGCACTAAAACTGTTGAAAGTGATGAGCTCCCGCCAAGCGCTTCAGCACCTAGTGTGAAAAGTATGGAAGCACCTAGTACTCCATCTGCTAGTGATGATGACGATACGTTATCTTACTTTAGTAAATTAGCAGAGGACGAATAATCTAAACCGTTCCCTCCGTTTAGAAAGTGACAATACTTTAAGGGCTAGGTAGTAATATCTAGCCCTTTTTTCGTTATAAATATACCCATGGCAATAAGCATATTAGATACACTGGTTGACAAGTCAAATGGTGCTGTTAAATCAGCGTCATGGTACAGAAAAGCAGTTGGTTCTATAGCAGACAAAATAACAGCAGGTAAACTAATGAGACAAGGTAAACTCATTGGTAGACCAAGTGTTGGTAGATTAAACATGTTTGTATATGACCCTAAATATAAGCAGACATTACCATACTACGACACTTTTCCTTTAGTGTTGCCGTTAGAGCCAATCAAGGGTGGTTTTGCAGGTATTAATTTTCATTATCTGCCACCAGGCCAAAGATTTACTCTATTGACACAACTACAGAGATTTGCCGTACAAGGTAACAAAGTGAATGAGTCTAATAGATTTGATGTAAGTTACAGTAGAATTAAAAGACTACCATTAACAAAAAATGCAATTAAAAAGTATTTGTGGGCACACACTAGAAGTAATTATTTAAGAGTTGATTACGATGAGGCCGCTTTAGCAGTATATTTACCAGTTGCACAATTTAAGAAGGGAAGACCATACTAATGGCAATACTACGAGGCGGGAAAAGAATTGGTGGATTTGATATCAGAATTGGTATACCACGAGACAGATCACTAGACAACGTAACAGGTGATCCAAGATTAAAACGTACACAAGGTGGTAATCCTGAGTCTACAATGGGTAGAGTACAGGCGATGGTAAATGAGGCAGAGGGTTTTGCTCGTAAGGCAAGATTCTATGTTGAGTTTATGTTACCTAAATCACTAGGTGGTGGACCAGATGGTACTCCAGGCTCAGTGTCTTCACCAATGACAGATGAAACTTATGATTCATTTTATACACAATCAGATTTAAATCAGGTACATATAGCAAATGGTAAACGTGTACAAGCATTTTGTAGTGCTATTGAAATGCCTGATAGAGAAATTATTACTAAAGAAGTTAAACATGGTAATACACCAGTTAGACATGTTGCATATGATTTTAAATCACAAGAGATCACAGCAACTTTCTATGCAGACAAATTTATGAGAGAGAGATCATACTTTGAAATGTGGCAAAGTGCCGCTTTCAGTACTAAATCTTTTAACATGAATTACTATAAGAATTACGTAACAGATATGAGAATATATCAATTAGGTTCATTTGCCTCATCACAAGAGAGAGACGAGATAACTTATGGCGTACAACTATTTGATTGCTTACCAACATCAATTAGTAAAGTAGAATACTCACATGATGAAAATACAGTACAAACATTTTCAGTTACATTTAAATTTATGTATTGGATTAATTTCTTTTTAGATAAACAAGGCAACATAGAACTTGGCCAATCTAAATTTGGAACACCATCAGTGAAACAAGATTCAGGTAAGTTAGGTGGTTTATTAGGTAAACTACCACCAGAATTAAGAAGAGCAGGTAGAGACGTGTTGAACAAATTGAGACGTAGAGTACCACTAGGTAAAATTACCGGTGGTAGAGCGTTTCCACCGTTCAAACTACCACCAATGAATATATAATAACAAGGAGATAATATTATGGCATTACCAATAATAGAAACACCGACTTATGAGTTGACACTTCCTTCCCAAGACGAGATAGTAAAATACAGACCTTTCCTTGTTAAAGAAGAAAAATTGATGTTGATTGCTCTTGAGTCAGGTGAAGAAAAAGAGATAAACATGGCGACTAAAACAATTTTAGACGCATGTACATTTAATAAACTAAAGATAGAAGAATTACCAACATTTGATATAGAGTATATGTTCTTACAAATAAGAGCAAAGTCAGTTG